TTCAAAGGATTCCATCTTCAACAAGGAACGCCATTCGCCAACGTTATATTGTCTATCGTAAAGGTCAGTCAAAATCTTAGTCGCTACAGGGTCGCCTACAATAGACGATGACAATTCAGAACTGCATATAAACGCGACGGCTTTCATCATTATTTTGCCGTCAGGCATTGTATAGCCAGTTCCTAAGTCTTTGAGAATACCCTGAATTGAAGAACGCCCTGCTATTATACGTGTGTTGTTAACGGCCTTGACTAGCTGTCGTGCCATACTAACTGGCGGACCTTTTTTCAATCCACTATCAGCATGTAGCATAACGTATATGTTTGGATATAAATTAAAAATCTGTCTATCCAACCATACTTGGTCTTTAACTACAGCAGATATAGCAGCAATCGCACTCCATCGCCAAAAACTCTCAGGAGATTCTAGTTCTTTATGTTGATTAACTAGTTCTGTTAGCCAGTTGGACATTAGTAACTACTGTTATTAATGAGTGTCCGCACTTCCCACATTTTGGTGCAGGTAAGTCAGTAGTGATGTGATATTTACAATACACGCATTCAACGAGACGCGGCTTAATCGAAATTAGATAATTAGTATTTTCAGTATACGGTTGCGCCGTGTCGCTATCAGGAAGCATCACCATCAATCATCCTTGTGGAAGTTGCTTGTTGAACCAATATTTCACCCAAATTTCTTTTAACGTGTCAGGTAACAGTAGTGCATCAGCACACTTTACACATACTAATGAATGTATACGGATTCCCTGATTTTGGACCGCAACCGTATCATAGTGTTGAATATGTCCACATTCGAGCCGAGCCAACATTCTATTACCCGTAGTCCATCTAGTCTCACGAATTCTGCGAACCATTATATCCTCCATCTAAATCAGCTAGGAAGGATTCTGTAATATTCTTAGGTGGCATTCGCAATGGAATTTTAGGTGCAGTAATTTCAGCCATAGTTAAGTCCTTGAATTTCTTCAAGTCCTTATAATTCGTTCCAATTTCAATATCGCAAGGTATAGATAAATGGCGTCGGACAATACTACAAGTAGCGAAATTTATCGGTCTTTCCATCTCTTGTCGTATGATGGGTATTTGCGTCGTAAGGCGCGAACGTCTAATCGAGAATAATAAGGCGTCGTGCGCTTCCATGACGATTTTGACGTTTGGAATACGACGTTTGATGCGGATTGCGGCAGCTTTAGTATTATCAGTGACTGCCCGTTGTGGGATGTAGCTGAATGCTTGACGTAAAAGTTCATCTCCGTATCGCTCGTAGAATGTTCTACGTCCGCCATATGGTGCGTCAATTCCCCACGGTAATGGTGCTATAAGAATTCTATCTCGCTTGATACATTCTTCGATTTTAGCGTGGAACACTTGCTGGATTTTAGGCTGTTTTGCGTGGAAGATTTTAAGTGCTCTTTCCGCAATAACTTCTGTAATCGAAATAGGTATCTTATACTTCCTCGCATCGGTATTAACGCTAATACTTGCTCTACGCTTTCCTGCTCCAAGGTGTCCTGCGTGTCTAAGAGTTTTACCAGCAAACCTAATTGGATGCTCGTAACCCAAAATCTTTTTAGAATAGTCAGATTCAGTGCCACCGAAAAACCAAGTAGCAGTGAGAGCATGATAATCAATCTCGTCTACGAGTCTTAATGCTTCCTCGTCTCCTGCCAGTAACCATACAACTCTAGCCTCTGCTTGTGAACTATCTGCTTGAACAAAAACTTCCCCATCTTCATCAACTTCTATTCCTAATGATTTGAGTGCTTCTAATCGCGCCCACTCTTGCTCTGTATATTTAATCTCATCAGGCACATACATTAAGCGAATATCTGCACCAATATCACCATGTTTCGTCATGGTTTGAAATGCGATACCTAATACCTTTTCCTTCTTCTTTCCATTCTCATCAACTACTTCTACTAATGGACGAATAGGAGGGTCTTGTTGTCCAGTGCTAGTGCGTCCAGTTTCTAGACACATATAACACGTAGTTCGCATCCTACCATCATAGTCAGGTAGTGCCATTAAATAGGTCGAGATAGATTTCCTGACGCGTCTACCTTCGAGTATAAGTTCCAAAACTCTACGATGAGTCTCGTTTTTAAGGGTAGTCGAATTAAGTAAGGCCGTAATTTCTTCTTCACCCGTGCTTGCTTTACGTGGGAGCTTGAAGTTATCGAACAAGAGAGACTGCACCTGTTTGGGAGAATTAACATTAATTTCAGCTCCCACCAATGAAAATAGTTCGTATCGAACTTTTTCGTCCCATTCGATGTATTTTCGGAGAAGTTTATCACGTTGCTCATGGTCAACTCGAAACCCTTGATTTTCAATTCCCAAATATACATCAGGAAGTTTCATCAAGAAATTTTCAAAGAACTTACGTTGGAATATTTCATCCAAGTCCTTATCCATTTCTTCATCAACTTCAATCGTTACACAAGCATCACGCGCGCAGCCTAAAAACAAGTCCTCAATCTTACCCTGATACATGCCTTCGTTCTTATAGAACGGTTCCTCTGTATATAGGGATGTATTGAATGCGAGGCTCTTACCAAGCTCAGGATTTATAGCATGAGCTTTCAGCATAATATCTGATGCCAAATGCCTAATAATAAATCCTAATCTTTTAATCTTGTCTCGGTCATAGTTGAAATTTTGACCGACGATATCCTTCTCCATAAGGAGTTCAGACATCATTATCCACAACTGAATCAAGTCAGCCGTCGGGATATTACTGATACCACCTTCATTCCATAATGGAACGCAGATACCATGTGACCTATTCGTAGCTAATCCGATACAGACTGGAACACAAGTTCCATTAGCTTCAATATCGACTGACATTCGTTTCGAGTCTTTATATCGTTCTCTAAACTCATATAATTCATATGAACTTTTAGCAACTTGCAATGTGCGACTAGGACGTTTAATATCAGGAAAGCGCGATTGGTCTTTTGCTCTCCTCATATCAAACGCCATAATTTGGCGATTGTAGTAACCGATAAATTCTACGTCCGCAGCTTGCCAAGACAGATGACTAGGATTATAAGTAGCCACGAACTTACGACCCATGCCACTAAGAATGCTACCACGATATGCGGTAATGTCGGTGTGCCCTGTAAATGCCCATAAAGCAGTTTTCCCAATGCCAAGGATGATATTAGGTTGGAGAGTATTAACTTCGTTTTGGAGGGCATAGATATTTTCTTGTAAATCAACTCCCTGAGTTTTGGCGCGAACAGCGAAGGGAATCTTTTTCTTTGAACGTGCTTCATTTGACGGCACCCAATATTTAGAGACAGATGTTATCCAACATTCGTTAGGATTAATACCTGCCTCAGTTAATAATCTTCCTGTTTCGCCCGGCTTAGAGAATAACTTGCCTGCAAGAGTATCCTCATATGTGGGACACTCAAAGACAATCATTATCTTGGCACCTATATTACCGTAGCCGGGTATATACTTATTTTCAGCCATACCGAATTATTTTCTCAAACTAAGCACAAGCAGCACAGACAGGTGGTTTAGTCTGCATAATGAAGTCATCGGTATACAGATACATAGTTTGGTCGTCGATTATAACTAAACGACCACGTTGCATAATTGAAACTTTACCGGGTGATGTTAAAACTACTCTACATCCCCAATTATTCGGAACGTATTCGGGAACCTTAAAACTCTGTCCAATGCGTCCTTGTATATCAGTATCCGGAATACCATCTACTGTATATCCTGAGTCGTGTTGTAATTGGCAGCGTGCGTCAGTTGGCGAGGTATAAATCATGAGCCTACGCGCCATACTGTTCTCCTCTCAATCTTACTTAATGCTTCTTGCCTTGTGTTACATTCATTAATAGATGAGCCGGAGTCAATACCATTTGCAAGTCTTAGATTTTCGCTTACTAGCCCAATGCTACAATCAAATATAAGTGCTGTCTTCCGCAGCGTCCAATTGGTGTTAATTTGTGTAGCAGCCGTGTGGAATAGGTTCATAATCAGAACTCTATCTTGCCACCTATCGGCTATTTGGTAGCGTTCAGGAAATGTCATCCATCAGACCTGCTTTCGTAAATAAGTATGTGCCCGACGTGGCTTATTGATATACGCTCAGAGGCGTTTAACCAGATGGCCGTCCAGTTAAACTTTTAAGATATATCGACTTACCACATCTGAGCACATACTTAACTCAAACTACATCGTGACGGTAGTGTCTGGAATCACCACTATCTTAATGGCTCTCCATCCCTTACCTTCTACTTCAATGGGCGTAAACTCAACTTTCATACCGTTCTTCAGTTCAGTAAAGTTAGCGGTTCCCTGTTTGAGTGAAGTCCAGTGAAAGAAGATGCGCGTGAATTTGACTTCTTTAGAGGATATGAAACCCCACCCCTTATCAGAAATCTTAATAATCTTACCAATCACACGCTTTTCATCGGGTTTTACTTCGTGGGAATCGGTTGGTTTGGTTTGGTCTAGCATGTCACCAACCATGTCACCAATCTTTGTCATTACTCTGTCCTTCCACAAATTGAACTGTCAGGTTCGTTAGTGGAGTATTCTGCCAGATACTCTTGCTAGTCAGTGGGCAGTTTTGCCTTTTGAGCCTTCTTTCTATTGGCCCATACTTTTTTCATACTTGCACGAAACTTGTCTCGCTGTTCGGGACTCCACTTACGTGGTTTGTATTTCTTCTTTTTCTTAACTACTTCCCTAGTTATTACTGGTTCTTCATCAACATCAGCACTAGGCGGAAGATTCTCAACCAACCAACGCAGTCCCAAATCAATCAAAACTAGTTCTTGCTTTCTAGTGAGTTTCATTATGCAACCTCTTGCTTGCCACGCTTAGAAGCGCGACGCACAGCTTTAGCTTTAAAGGAACTAAATTTCAGAGTATTAGTGTTTTTCCAACCCCACCATTTAGCAACATCGTATTGTCCAGCATCGAGAATACACATTGCTACAAACATAGCTGCCTCACCGATTCCCTTTGAACGAACCAATGAGAATGGGTCCAGCTTATATAGTTCGTGGGGTGAAGTAATCTTCAGTCGCTTCAAAACTCTTTGTAGCCGATATGCTGCCACAAAGTTTGCGCAACCTAATTCCTCGACCATTTCGCGTCGAGTAAACTTAAAATCTTCACTAATTTCGATGATAACTTCATCGAGTTTATCAGCGAAGCCTTTCCCGATAGTGCTTTCTACAGTTTCTCTAGTGAGCATAGTGGCTCCGAATAGTGGTTAAAAGGTGGGGTTCCCACATTATACGGCCCATAGGGCTAAGTTGTGAGAACCCCTTTAACTACCTGAGAGTTTGTGTGACTACATATCCTAAGATATTGAACAAATGTCCCAGATAGCTAAACTCAGTTTACTTCTTCTGGCTGTTCTTCATCTTCAGCGATGCTATCATCGTCATCGTCGTCTTCGTCATCTTCGACATCATCTGCTTCAGGTTCGTCGATGTCTTCGACAACATCATCATCGCCTAATTCTACAGCGATGTATTGATCCATATTGACGATACCGTGGTCTTGTGAATCGATGCCGAAGATTTCGAGTTGCAAGTCTCTCATTTTCATTCTCCATTAGTAACAGTTAACAATAACGATTGTAGATGGGAGTTCTATCCAATTGCAAGAGAAGGGCGTCTTTTGCAATCGTCCTACTTATTCTCTATATTCGTAGGCATCCCATCTACAATATGGAAACTACTTCGCCGAAACGTCAGCGCGTGGCAGACGATACTTGTGGTTGACACGATTCACCAGACGATTCTGGTAAGTATCGTTCTCCACATACACGTCAACTTCACGACCTTCCGCAGACTTCAAATCAAACCTTGTGTCAGGCTTGACTTCCACACCGAACGCCTGCAAGAAACCCACAGCAAAACCAATAGCCTTGCTATTGAAATTCCAATCCACGGGCACGTTGGTGAATGTCGTATCGCCCGTATCACCATCGAATAAGATAGTTCCTTCGACGGGATAGTTCGTGGATGGGCCTTTCGACTGGTCCTTTGCAGGTGCTTCGCCGACAGTTTCGACTTTCACCCTATACCAGCCGGGAGTGACAATCTTCCCACGCAGAAGGTCACGCTGACCAAATTTAACAACAGGCATGTTAGTGTCTCACTTAGTGAATGGTTGAACGATGTTTGTGTTGACAGATGGTGGGGGTGTGTTTTGGATGCGTTCTACTGGTTTCTCAGCTTTCAACTTATTGATTCCCGGTAGAATATATTTGTCATAGAGTGGGTCATCGTGAAATACGATTTCCTTATCTAATGGCAAACTAGTTCTAGCGAAATCATTACCAGTATGACGCGTAATCAGAGCATATTTGTCATCTCCTGCATCAACGTTGAATCCCGTTTTCACGTTGAAATGATATACTTCCGTCATATAACTGGATACTTTGGCAGCAATCTTATCGCCACCAGTTACAATGACTCGGGAGTGGTGAGTGAGCTTATTACCATCATCGTTCTTACGCTGACCTACAACGTGAGCAACGAGAATGATGTTGACTTTGTGGTAATGATGGATATCTTTCAGGATTGCGATTAGCTCTTGGAAACCTGCTGACTCAGCATTGTATTCCTCAAGTCCACTTACCTGAATAGAACCAATCATTTTGCCGCTACCGTCATTACGCTTTTGCTTGCGTGTCTGACGATTCATGTTATCACCAATTGACGTAATGCTATCAATTATGATAGTCTTGAATGGGCAACTAACTTGTAATTGCTCAAGTTTAGCCTTTGGCTTGTCCCAATCTGAATAGTCGTCATAACTAACGTCCTGAGGTTTAATCCCAAAACGTTTCATTGGCAATACGAGCGCCTGCATTTTCTGGTCTGTCGATACCCAATACTGAGGTGTTGGATATGTAACAGCAGCCGTCGATTTGCGTGTGCCGGGTTCACCTTTGAGCATTGTAAACAATACATCAACAGGTGTGTTTTCCATTGTCGGCATTTACTGAATCCTATGCGAATTCTTGACCCACTGAACGGACATCTTTGGTGTTCTATTGAGATACTTAATACATCCACCCATTGACAATGTGTATCTAATCTTTAGGTGAATGGTCTTTAAGAAAGTCCGCGATGAGGTCCACAGTTTCGAGAACATCTGCCTTCCTTTTAGTGCAAGCCGGACAGTGAGGAACTGCAAGTCTTACAGCTACTTTGTCCATAACCATTGCATCACCACATCGATTACATTCGGTTAGTTTACCTTCAGCTAATGTAACCGGGACGTAGTGAGAGCATAGGGGTTTAGTGCATTTAAATACCAAATACTCTTTCCCCGGATTACGTGCAAGGTTAACACGTTTATACCGATGAAGATGATTTGGAACCTTAATCTTAGCAGTCATAACTCAGTTCATTTTTGTCTTAGGAACTTCCATCTGTCCGAGTAATGCTACCTTCATTTTCTCGGCAGCTTCACGTAATTCAGGTTCATTGTGCTGTAAATTGCGCTGAATACAAAGCATCATCAACGCTGTTGCAGCACATACAGGACACATATTACCACCTAGACTTGCACTTCCGGTCTCATCATCAGCTACGAAGTAGTTAAACGATAGACCTGCATATTCTGGTTTGGTAATAATACCTTTTAACTCGTGAGCAAGTTTCACACGAAGTCTATAGGCTTTCTGTTCCTCGAAACTTAATTCGTTAAAATCAGTCGATTCGTCATCTTTTATCATTGTTATCCCTCATCTTCATCATTAGTTGGATTCCACGGTTCACCAACAATAAAGTTGAGTTTTAGTTCTTCCTCTCTCATATCGGGGTTTGATTCACATACACCCATGAACGCACATCGACCAAACTTTGATTCACAATTAGTGAAGTTTGGTGGAAAGTATCCAGTTTCGGCATACATGATGAGAAGCTTCGCGTAGTATGGCAGTATTTCCGATTGCCACTCAAGTAGTCGTTGACCAGAGTATGAAACTGGCGACCGCTCAAACTTTTCTTCAGGCTTGAGCGTAGTCTGAAAGCCAATCTTATTGATGAATACGTTCCGAGTTTTCATCAACATACATTGTCCAATGAACTGGTTATTCAGGGAAAGACTATCTCGACGCTGTTTCATAGTCTTATGGTCAGTAGGATAGATACCCTGATTGTTATCCACAACCCAATCTAACTTAGCTTTCCACAAGATACGAACTTCATCGTCCTCGTATAGAACTTCCCCTTTAACTACTTCCACTTCTAATGACACCCAATGGTCATTTCGATAGTGGTCAAGATACTGTTTGCAGGTTTCGAGAACCCACTCCCAACCAATCTTATACTTTTCAGATTTAAGGTCTTTATTGGGAATACGGGGTGTGTTAGGGACACCGGGAAATTGATTGACTTTGTGTCCACAGAAAGGCTTAGTAACCATGCCAGTGCCATGACACTTATCACACTGTGGATTAGGTGGACCGTATACATTTTCCGTGACTAGCTTCGGACAATCACATGCGTGTGACTTGAAGTCAGTGCAGTATCTGCAACCACGAATGTATGTCTCAGCAGCAGCAAAAGCTACTCCCTCAGCATTACTACGGCTAACACCCTTAATGAGTGCTCCATAGTAAAACTCAAGGAATGTATGAACTATCGACCCACACTCTAGTGAGTTAGATTTACCACCGATGCTCTGGTAGTTACGATTAAATCTAAAATCAGCTAAGCGCGGACAGTTCATCAATGTAGTAAGGACTGTTGCATCCAATACTACGTTCTTTTTACCGCCCATTGGTATATCGACAATTTCGCGTATATCTACGTCGTTACCAATGGTTCTTTCGTCTATTGGAAATGTCACGATTTACCTAGATTCACGGTTTCAACATACAATGGTTTAGCGGCAATGCTATGATGTATGATGATTACAACGGTCTGCTGTAAATCCTCACACGTCCTAACAAGATTTTCTATTTCCCTTG